AGAAGAAATCAGGTTTAGAGGATATATATAAATTTTTATTATTAATTTTATTATAATAGATAACAAATGGAAATATAAAATGATTATTAATATTATTAATTATATTAGTGATATTGTTTTTAGTTGAAATAGATTTATTATATTTATAAATTGAATTATTAATTTTATTATCATTATTATAATCATTTAAATCAATAATAATTTTTTTATAAAGAGATATATTAGAAATATAACGAGAATAAATAATATCAATAATAGAATCATTAAATTTTTTAATAATATCAATATTAATATTTTTATAATGATTAGTAATATTTTTAAGATAATCATCTAATAATTTAGTTTTAGTAATAATATTATTATAATATTTATGATATATATTTAGATAATAATAAGAATCATAATTAAATATCTTAGAATATATATTGAGAGATATAATATCAAATAATTTGTCAGAATTCATAATTGAATTATAATAATAAATAGAAAATAAAATAAATAATTTGATATATAATATATATATATATGAATAAAACTTTAATAGGTATAAATAATTATTTATTTTTAATTAATTATACTAATAGAGAATTAGAAGTACATTGTAATAATTTATTATTAGTAAATGATATAACATTATCAAAATATAAAAATACAAATTATATATTATTTATATATCCAAATAAATCATTACACCTTTTTCACTGAAAAATGGGATAATAATAATATGGAAGATAAAACAAAAGAATTAGCAGATAAATTATTAAATTAGGATGTATTATCAAAAAATATAATATATAAAAAAAATAATAATATTTTATGATAGTTTTCTATTAAATATAATATCATTATATTTAGAAATATTTTATGAAATATATATGATAAAGAATATATATGATGATAAATTTATAGATATAATAAAGCCAGATTATATATTTGAATTTAGAGTTGAGAGATTTTTATAAAAATAAATCAATATAAATAACAAAATTTATTTTATAATAAAAACGTAATATAAATGAAAAAAAATAAAATATATGATTTTGTTGGTAAAGAGACACTAACAAAAGAATATAAAGAATTTAGATTAAATTATATCTATAAATATTTTACAAATGAAGAAATTAAATCATGGTTATTAGATAAATCATTAATAGATAAAAATAAATTTAATAAAATGGTAATGAATCAAATACAAACATATATATATAATTATCTACCAAAATATATTGGTAATTTTTCTAATGCTCAATTAGATGGACAATTATTTTTTGGTATTAATGATAATGGAATTATAGATGGTATACCATTTTATGGTGATATTGATATAAAAATAATAAAAAAATATATATTTAAGATGAATAAATATAATCAAATAATTAATAATGATTATGATATTAGAGATTATTATAAAGATATTAAAATAGATATTATTAAAGTTAATAAAAATTATAATATTGATGAAAAATCTAAATATTATAATGAATTTAATAAATTTAATGAAAGATATAATGATATAATAAAACAATATCAAGAATATAAAATTAAATATGAAGAATGGCAAAAAATTAGAGTTATATATTCTGGTAAATTATCTAATTATATTGAAAATATTTCTATACGTAATGAAATTATTGATTTTATTTTCTCTAAATTACATTTATATACTGATAAAAAAGATAGAATTCTTATATATAAATCTATTAATAGATGGAAAAGTGATGAAATTTTTAATACTAAAATATATATTGATGATATAATACATATAACAAATGATTTATCTCATCCATTAAAGTGGTTAATAGATTATAAATTATTAAAATTAGAAGAAATAAAGAAATCAAAACCATTACCAAATATTATACCTGATAAATATTGTTTTCTTAAATATATGAATGATATTAATAATATTAGATATAAATTAGAATCATTAGATAATAATTTGAATTATTATATTATTAAAATTTATATTAAATATATACCAGATTCTATCGTTATTTATAGAAAACCTAATACTAATAAATGGATTTCTAAACAAAGATATTATTGTAAATATAATGGTCCTAGTTGTATGTAATTATATATATAATATTTATATATTATTAGTTATATAGTTATAACAAGTAAGTACAAATGTAATGAGTACGAGTTATTTATTGACATAGTTATATAGTAATTAGTTATATAGTGATTAGTTATTTATTGACATAGTTATATAGTGATAACTCGTGCTCATTACATTCGCGCTTACTCGTTATACAATGATAACTCGTGCTCATTACATTCGCGCTTACTCGTTATACAATGATAACTCGTGCTCATTACATTCGCGCTTACTCGTTATACAATGATATAGTTATTTATAAATATACATGATAATAATATTGTTTTTATTTATCAGATATATATTTATTATAATAATTGTATATATGATTTATTATATTAACACGTAATAGAGTATTAGGTCTTATATTTCTTATTAAATTAATTACATAATCTGGTTTATAATTATAAAAATGAATAAGAAATATAGCAAGAAATAGAGCGGATCTAGTATGACCATATTTACAATGAATTAAAACTTTATAATCATTATTAATAATATTAGTTAAAAATGTATTAGATAATTGAAATAGATGATCTAAATTAGAATATAGATGTTTAGTGGATATTGGTATATTAAGATAAACAATATGATTAAAAGAATTAGGTATTTCATGTGAAATATTGAGAATATGAGTAATATTATTAGATTTAATAAAATTAATATCAGAAGAAGCGATTTGATTACCTAAAAAGATATTATTATTTATTTTATGATTAGATAATTCTATATTAAGAATATCTTTATGATATATTAGATGATATAATTTAAATTTTTTCATTATATTATATATTAAATAGATAATATATAATTTAATTTTTATAATCAATTATTAACATTAACTTCACTTATATTATTTGTATTTTCATTAACTGTATTATTACCACCATTTTGTTCATTTAATGTATTTGAAACATTATTTTGAGTATTTTGTTGTACATTTAGAACTTTAACTTTTTTAACTTTTCTCAATACATTTTTATATTCTTTTTTAATTTCTTGACTATTATTAACTTTATAAATAACAGGTACTTCTAATTTTGTTCGTTTACCTAAATATTCATGAACTTTTTTTGTTGATCCTTTAGTTGATTCAACTAAATAGAAAGTTATTTCTTCATCAGCATTTTGATTTTGTTTAACTTTATTTCTAATAATTTCACTAAGAGCTTTATTAGCAGCTTGATAAGGCGAATCTCCATTATATCTTCCATATTGATGACCATTTAAATCCATTTTCACTTTAAATGATCTGGATGATTTTTTTTTATTATCACTAAAGGTGTTAGTTGTAGGATTAGTATTGGCTTCGGTAGTTGGAGTTGAGGTATTTTCAGTTGCCATTAATTATATTATTTGATTATATATGTAATAAATATAATAATACATGTTTATATCACTTTATATAATTATTTTTATTTATATAATAAATACATATGAATAACATCTTATTTAATTTTATATTAAATATAGAAAAAATAAATCAATAATGATATAAAAAATATAATATATATTTATTGATAAATCTGTAATATAATAAATAATTTTTTGATTTTCATTTTTTAGTAAAAATTTAGATAAGATGAAAATATATAAATAACAAATAAAAACTAAAAAAGATATAAAAAAGAGCTTATATGATCAAAATAAAATTCATATATAAAAAGATAAATTTATAAAACCAGATAATGAGATAATTATTGAAAAAAAAAATTAAAAATAATGATATAGTATTATAATATAAATAATGGATTATAAATTGAATGAATTTAAAATATATTGTTTAGATCAAAAATATAATGAATATATAAAATTAATGATAAAAATCCAAGATCATATATATAATTTATATTCAAAATATCTAATATCAAATAATGATAAAAATATATATACAAATAATTTATATGAATTACAACAAAGAATTAATTATAAATATAAAATTTTAATGAAGATGTTTTCTATAGATAATAATAAAAGTAAAAATATATTATTTATAGATAATGAAACAGATATAGAATATATTGAAAAATATGATAAAGAATTAAATTTACCTAAAAAAATATTAGATATATTTATTACAGATATATCTAGTGATAAATATAATAAGATAAATAATGATATATTATTAGAACAAATATATACATTATTTATTGAATATATTCATATAAATAATATAAATAATGATGATATGGAAATATATAAAAATATATTAGATCCATTTGATACAATAAAAGATGATATATTAAATTTAATGAAAAATATTGGTATACCTAATAAAAAAATTATTGATGTTATTAAGTTAATGACTAATAAATATTTTAATATTGATTATAGATTAGAATTTTTTAATAATATTTTCATATCTTATTCATATTATATTGAAAAAAATATTATTATAACATATGATGATAATGAATTAATTAATAATAAAATAGATAGTTTAATGAATAAAAAAATATTTTTAAGAAAGAATATAGATATAACAGGAACTTTTAGTGAGAAATATAAAAAAGATGAATTAATATATAATAATTATCAATTATATATAAAAATAAAATCAAAAACATGGTTAATATTAAATGGATTCATTAAACAAGATCAATTATTATTTTCAACAAAAACTAATAATTTATATGATAAGATAAGTATAATATTATATAATAAATTTATTGATTTAGATAAGAAAATAAATAATAATGATACATTTAAGAAAAAATATATTAAATATATTGATTTACATGAATTGATATCAATGAGTAATCAAAAATTATTAATATATATTGATAATAAATATAATAGATTTGTTGAAATTAATAATAGATCATTTCCTAATTTAATGAAAGATTTTGTTAATAAAATAAGTAATATAACATATATATATGATACTATTAAATTATTATTATTAGGATCTGAAGATAATATTAATATTGCTGGATCTTTATTTTCTTTATTAAAAGATAAAAAATCTAATGATAGTTTTAATATGATTTCTGATATTATATATAATAATCTTATTTTTATTCAACAAGTTAAATTAAAAAAAGTTCAATATACTTTAAAAACTGAATTATCTAAATTAAGTGAATTAAGTATTGAATCTGTTGATTTAAAAAAACAATTAGCTTTAAATAAAAATATCCCTTCTAGTGTTAAATCTTTAACTTTAGAAAAAATTAATGAAATGAAATTAAATAATAATGATTATTATAAACAATATGTATATGTTAAATCTATATTACAATTCCCTTGGAAGTCTAATGATAATAATAATGATATCTTTTATGAACTTAATAGAAATATTGATTCTGCTAAAAAATTTATTTTAGATACTGAAAAAGCTTTATTTACTACCACTTATGGCCATATTAAAGCTAAAGAACAATTGATTTTATTATTATCTAAATGGATTACTAATCCTAATAGTAATGGTAGTGCTATATCTTTATTTGGTCCTCCTGGTGTTGGTAAAACTTTATTAGCTAAATCATTAAGTTCCGTTTTAAAATTACCATTTGTTCATATTACATTAGGTGGACAAAATGATGGTGAAATTTTACATGGTCATGGTTATACTTATTCTGGTGCTCAACCTGGTTTAATTATCAAAAAAATGATTGAAGCTGGATCATCTAGATGTATAATGTATTTTGATGAATTAGATAAATCAACAACAAAACATGGTTCAATAAATGAAATAATGAGTATATTAATACATTTAACAGATCCAAATATGAATAAAACTTTTCAAGATAGATTCTTTCAAGGTATAGATTTTCCATTAGATAAAGTTATATTTATTACATCCTATAATGATAGAGATAAAATAGATCCTATTTTATTAGATAGATTTATTGAATTAGAAGTTAAACCTTATAATATCAAAGATAAGATGAATATTATAGATAATTTTATTATTAAAGAATTAAAAGAAAATATTGGTATTAAACAAGATATTAAATATAATATTAATGATATGAAACAAATTATTGAAGAATACACTAATGAAGCTGGTGTTAGAGATATTAAAAGAAAATTAGAACTTATTCTTATGAAAATTAATAAATCTATTTTATTAAATGATTCTTATAATAATCAAGATATTATTTTAAATTATGATTACATGATTGATTTATTAGATGATAATAATAAATATAAACCTAAAAAATTACCCGATGAAGATTCTATTGGTATAATTAATGGTTTATATGCTACTACTACTGGATCTGGTGGTATAGTTAATATTCAAATATTCCCACAATATATATCTGATAATAATAATTTTAATATTAAATTAACTGGATCATTAGGTGATGTCATGAAAGAATCTATTAATGTTGCTTATACTACTGCTGTTAATTATATTAATAAACATAAATCTAAATATAATATTGAATGTGTTACTGAATATATTAAAAAAACTTATCCATATGGTTTTCATGTACATACACCAGCTGGAGCTACACCAAAAGATGGACCATCTGCAGGTTGTGCATTTACTATAGCTTTTATATCTAGAATTTTAAATAAAAAATTTAAAAGAGATGTTGCTATGACAGGAGAAATAGATTTGAATAATAATGTAACAAAAATAGGAGGATTAGAATTTAAGATGATTGGTGCTAAACAAGCTGGTATTAAATTAGTTTTAATTTCTAGTGAAAATGATGAAGATATTAAAGAAATAAAGAAAAATTATCCAGATTTATTAGATGATAATTTTAAATATAAATTAATAAATGTATTAGAAGATGCTGTAAAAGAATCATTATTAAATTAATATAGATTTAAATATATAAATAAATATATTTAGATTTATAGAATAATTTTATAATAATATATTATAAGAATGAATCCATTTAATATTGTTAATTATAAAATAAATTATATTGAAACAACATTTAATAATGTATATAATTATAATACTAATGATATCATGATTAATATTATAAATGATATGAATTTAATTGATATTGATAATATTAATATTTTAGATAAATATAATTATTTTTTATATTATAAATTTAATAAAATACAAAATAATAATCCAATTTTTAATAATATATTAGATTCTTTTAATAATATATTTTATATTAGTGATATTTTATTATTAAATAATAATATTTTAGATGATAAATCTATAACAATATTATCATTATCTGATTATAAATTATTAAATAATTATAAGTTTTATATCAAAGATATGAGTAGATTTATATTGAATTATTCAAATATTCCAGATAATTTATATGATAAATTAGATAAAAATTTCTTTGTAGACACATTTCATTTACAAATTAAGATAACTAATGAATCTATTGATGTATTAACTGTATTAACTGATTTATATAAAGATAAATCTAATTTA